ATCCACAGCTCATAAGCGGAATCTCCAGTATCGCCTTTTTCACCCTGCGCTCCGGTTTCGCCCTGGATTCCTTGAATCCCCTGAATCCCTTGCAACCCCTGCTCACCCTGGAGCCCTTGTTCACCTTGCGGTCCCACCGGGCCGACATCGCCCTGAATGCCTTGTTCACCTTGAATACCCTGTTCGCCTTGAGGCCCCTGAGCTCCGGTATCACCAGTATCGCCTTTGTCGCCTTTGTCGCCTTTCAGCATAGCGATCTGTTCCGGAGTCAATTCCTCGAACGTCACCGTGCCGTCAACGCCGGGGTCGCCCTGATCGCCTTTATCTCCTTTATCGCCTCCGGCAAGCACCAACTGCCAGGTTCCGGTGATGACGGAGATATTCTTCATCGTCATGATCCCGGACAAATCCACTATCGTCGAGCTGGCGGTATAGCTGACGGCGTTTTGCGGCAGTTGCCATTGGGTACCGCCGTCATCGATAACCGCGACGATGTTCATTAAGGCGTTGACCGTGAGGATTTCCCCAACCAGATCGTCCTGGGTGAAATCATGCCGCGCCCCCTGGACTCTGAGCCAGTTGAGGTAATCATCAGGAGTTCCGGTATTTCCAGAGTCCAGCCAGACCTGATAAGCGGAATCTCCCTCTTCGCCCTGAATCCCCTGGATACCCTGTTCGCCCTGCGGTCCCGGCGGTCCGATGTCTCCGGGATCGCCCTGATCTCCCTTTTCGCCTTTAAGGGACTCTACCTGTTCCGGGGTTAATTCCTCAAATTCTACCGTTCCGTCGGCTCCGGGAACGCCGTCTTCGCCTCTTTCCCCCTTATCGCCGCCGCCGAGGATCAACTGCCAGGTTCCGGCAATTTCGATGATGTCTTTCATGGCCATGATTCCCGCCAATTTCACCACGGTCGAGTTAATACCGTAGCTGACGGCGTTCTGGGGGAGCTGCCATTGGGTTCCATTGTCATCGGCAATCGCGACAACGTTCAGAAGCGCGTCGATTGTGAGAATTTTATTCTCCAGATCATCCTGAGTGAACTCATGGCGGGAACCATCATGCACCCGGAGCCAGTTGAGGTAATCTTCCTCGCTTCCGGTGTTGCCCGCGGAAAGCCACATCTGGTACAGACTCTCCCCGGAAATTCCCTGCGCGAAGCGAATCCGCCCACCGTTAGTGACATCGCTCTGCCCGAAGTAGATCACCGTCTGATTGTTGGCGTATTCCGTCTGGATCATCACCGGGCTGTCGGGGTCGCCGGTTTTTACCGCGAGGCCGTTTCCCATAGCATCGTAAAGTTCGATCTGAGCTATAGTTTTAGTCCCATCCAGAACCAGCGAACCGCCGAAGACATCCTCCGCCGTGAACACAAAATCCGGCTCGACCACGGCGTTTTCACCTTTCGGACCCTGCGGTCCGGTGTTCCCGGTGTCGCCTTTTTCGCCCTTAATCCCCTGGATACCGCCCGGCGCAGGATCGCTCCAGTCACCGAAAGCATCGGACAATTTCAGGTAAATATGGTTATTATCGGTATCAAGGTAAGTAAACCCGCGCTCCGCGTCATCGTAGACACTTTTATTATCCAGCGTCCCGGCCATGTCAATCTTTACGCCATCGCCTTTTTCTCCGGGATCGCCCTTATCTCCCTGATCCCCCTTGTCGCCTTTGGCTCCAGTATCGCCGGGCAGCCCACGGTCACCAGTGTCGCCCTTATCTCCTTTCTCGCCCTGCGGGCCCTGCGGACCAACGTCTCCGGGATCGCCTTTTTCTCCCTTTTCGCCTTGAGATTGAATAATTGGATATACCTCCGACCAGTCACCGGAAGCATCGGAAAGTTTGAAGTAAATCGCCGACTCTTCCGGCACGCCGTAGACAAAACCCTTGAGTTCATCGTCGTAATTATCGCGCTCCGCCAGCGTGCCGGAAGCGGACGGTACCAGATTGTTTCCGTCCTTGCCCTTGGGAATGCCGTAAGTGTCGCTCCATTCACCTTCCGGAAAGCGTGAACGGAAGTACACATCCTCAGCAGTCTGGACTTCGTGCCAGTCTTCGTTGTCTTCGGAAAACTGATAGTCCAAAGACTGCTGAATGTAGGCCTTGGTCTGTTCGGTCGTCCAGTAATTGCCTTCACCGACCGGAGTCGGTGAGCCCATCCCGGCGCTGCCGCGACGGTTGCGTACCGGCAGATCGAACTGCAATACAAAAGCGGGTTTGGTCCGTCCGGCAACGAATCCGCAAAGTTCGAGTCCCAGCGTAACATCATCTTTGCCGGAAATAACTTCATTGAGTTCGACGGTATCGGTTTCCAATAGCGGGATGCGGATTTCCGTATAGGCTTTTTCCTCGTCGGTACCGGCATTCAATATCCCGGAAACCACGGTGATATTTTCATTGTCCGCCCGGAGCTTGGGAACGGTGGCCGTGTTCCAGTCGTTGTCCAGCAGGCAGTCCCAGGAAACGAATGCGCTCAACTGTTCAAACGGATAGGCATCGCCGTCGCGCAGCACCCGCAAACACAAAAGCGCCTCCACCCCGCGGGTGATCGCTTTGCTGACGGAAGTACTCTGCCCGTACTCATCGACGATCTCCCCGACCGTCGAATCGGCTTTGACGTATAAAATTATTTGTTGAAGGTCTTCAAACATCCTGTTCTTCTTCCTTATATTCGAAATTAAAGCTCAACTGGTCGATGTATTCTTTTGTCCAGATGAGCCAGGCTTCATTCCCGGCGGAGCGTTCAACCAGGCGGGAATCGGGGTAAAATTCATTGATGTAGGCGACGAAATTATCGTAGGCCGGTTGAATGGTGCTCATACTCATTGAACCGGACGTATCGACGAACAGTCCGATGGTGTACTTCGTCGCGAAATACTGCGATTTGAGCGCGTTCAATGCCATGATAAAAGGCGTCATGGAGTTGCACGGATCGCGCTCGCAGGAATAGTAAAGCACGTTCGACGGCCTGCCGGAACTACCGAAAATCTGCCCGGAATTACTCCCCCCTGGCTGGATTACCGCCGTATAAAAACCGATGGTCTCTTCGAACATTGCCTTATGTTCGTCGTAGGTGGTTCCCGATGTGTAGCCGGACTCGGCTTCATCTATCCAGGTGATCGAAATAATGTCCTCTTTTTTGCGGAGGTAATTGACGATCCGAAACATCTGCTTAAGCCATCTTGCCGAGAGAAAATACGGATTAGGCACCAGGCGTTCATCCTCTTCCAGCGCCGCCAGCAAGTCGGCCTCGTTCCACAGTCTGGCGTCGTCGCTTGTCCAGTTGCGGTACCACGGAATTAATTCAGTTACGGCGTCATGCATCCGGCGCTCCATGACCTTGTAATCCTCATTCGGGTTGAAGTTTTCCACCATAGGTTTCAGCGCCGACGGCATTTCATCGGCGTTCATTTCCGGGAACAGATATTCGATACGTTCCCGGATCGCCTCGTACATTTCATGGCCTTTGACCGATGGCAGCGCCAGTATCGGCAGGCCGGTCCAGTCGCTCCATTTTATGGGTTTTATGATGGTCATTATGAGTACCTGTTGTTGTAGATGATTCCGTTATTCCAGATCTGGACGATCTCGCCCGTCGCGCTTTCCTCGGAGTTCCATTTGACCACGCCAAGGAGCGCGGTGAACTTGTTGGCGGTGAATTCCGGAAACGAGCTTTGCGCTTTGATCTCGGTAGTCCACTCTTCGTCAGCGTAAACCGCCTCGAAAACGACATAGGATTCACCACTTATGGAGAGCGTTTTTACCGGCACGGTTATCTTGTCGATCCCGGAAACAAAAACGCCGCAGTCTTCGTCTCCCAGCGTATCGCTGCCATCGACGACCTTGATGGTGTTTTCATTATCCTCATCGGCGGTCAACCGGAAAAAACCGCTGTAGTTGTTGCCGCCGGAATCGCCCCCGCCAAGCTGCAAAAGCGCCCATTTTTCGCCGGTGCCGCTTTCTTTCCAGAGGATTCTGCCGATCCCGCTGTTTGTTGAAACCAGTTCACTCGCGTCAAGTTTCGCAAATTCGTGCGACTCGTTGGCGATATTGATCTTTGCCGGGGTGATCCCCTGAAGCAGCGCCTTGCCGAGCTTTGCCGCTTCAAGCGGAACCTGCAGGATCGCAAACGGCTTGTCCTTATTGTCGGCGGAGACCTTTTTCCCGGAAAATACCGGGACGCGGCTTTTAAATTCCTGCTCTTTTTCGTCATTGTCCGGCTGGATTATCAGGTTATCCAGAATTACCGGGGAAAACTGTTCAAGCAGGCTACCGCTGTCGTTGCTGACCAGGACGATCCCGGTTTTTGCATTGCCGCGCAGCGCCTCGGACCCCAGTCTGAGCTGATGATTCTTATGATAATTCGCCGCGTCGATAAACGAGTTCCAGGTATTGGCCTTGACCTTGAATTTTTCGCCGGTCGAAACTTTATTCATAATGTTACCTATCTCCCGATCCCCAACTTGCCTAAATCCTTACGCTCATAAACTTTTTCGACATAGGCGGCTATCGGTTTCTTGACCAGGGTTTTCTTGTCCTTCACATCATCGGCATAGCGCACCCACAAGTAATCCCAGCCTTTCTTTTCGGAGACGGTCAGATCGCCGACCTTGATATTTTTGCGGTTGGCCGACATAGCGAATTTGTAGGTAACTTCCCACAAATCGCTGCGGGAATCGCCCCGGCGAGAACCGGTCGCCCCCATGAACAGCACTTCACCTTCTGAATAGCCCTTGAACGAGCCGTCATTGACTTTTCCGGTCAGTTCGCCGAGGTTTTTCTTGTATTTGGTGGTAACCTTGCTCGGTTTCAGGTAGTGGGTTTCGGAAAAATTCATCACCGGCATAGTAACGTCAACACCTTTGACGTTTTCACCATCATAACCAATAGCTCCGTTGTAATCCGGAGCGGTGGACGGATATTTCGCGACGGTTTTCAATGACTGCGTCAAATGTTGAGTACCGCCGCCGGTGTCGAATGAATAAACCGGATCGGGCTCCTCATTCCCGGACAGAGTATTTTCATCGAACCCGGCCTTGTACTGCGCCGTGATCTTGAATACATTCGAGCTGATGCGTTCGTCGATCTCGATGGATTCCAGCGGAATGCTGTTATACAAAAGCGGCACATTCGCCAGGGCAAACTCAATCGCCGCGCTTTCGTCTTCAACTTCAAAAACGAAATACGGAATTTCGGCGGTCGTATAGTTGCCGTCATTGTCGATTGCCTGGGTCCGGTCAAAAAACGCCGGTTCAATTTTTGTTTCCATTATTCACCTTTATTCGAAAGCCAGCTCGCCGGAGTTCTTTTCCTTAAGAAGCTGGTTGGTTTTCTTTGTGTTTTTCTTGATGTCTTCGGAGGCTTTGGCGGTGCGTTCGGCGGCGGTGCCGGAGGAAAGCGACTGCGAAGCCTGAGCGTAGAAAGAACCCTGTACTTTCACTTTGCCCTGCGCCGTCGCTACCGCGCCGCCAGCATCCTTCAGCTTGCCCATCGCGTTTTTCACCGGACCGCCGTCCGCTTTTTTAGTGTCCGTGGACTTGCTTTTCGCTTCGGAAATCGCCGCCTGCCATTCCTTACGGGCGTCAGTCAATGCCTGCCGGGATTTGGATAACTCATCGGCATACTGCGCATTATGCTGCTTCATATCTTCCGCCATCTGCTGGCCGATGGCATCCTGTTCGATCTGCCTGCGCTGTTCAATCTGGGATTTCTGTTTCTGGGAATCGGCGTCGATCTGATTGTAAGCCGCATCTTCTCCGGCATTTTTCTTTGCCGCTTCCGCGTCGATTTTTTTCTGTTCTGCCTCAACATTGATGGAATCGTCGAACATGCCTTTTATGTCGAGCCATTTTTTAGCGAGCCAGGCAAAAGTGCTGTTCCAGGCTTTCATGATCGCCCCGGTAAACCCGATCCAGAACTTTTTCAGGAAACCGACCACACTCACCCAGGCGGATTTGAGACTGGCCCAGGAATCGGTAATGATGCTAAGCGCCCCATAGAACGTTTCCAGCGTCGCGGTCATGAATGCCTGTTTGAAGCTGATCCAGTAGCCCAAAAGCACACTTATTCCCTTCTGCCAGGCGACCTGCAAACTCAGCCAGAGTATCCGCGCCGCCAGGGAATAATCTCCGGAAGCCAACGCCGCTTTGATGCCGTCAAACGCGGTAACAGCAAAGGCTTTTAATTGTGCAAATTTCGCCCCGAACCAGTCGATGACCTTGCCGATAACCCCGCTCTGGATGAGGAAGGTCGCCCCGACCGCGGCTACTGCCGCGGCTACCAGCCACCAGACGGAGATACTGGCGGTCAGCACCGAAACGATGACGCCCACAGTCCCGATCAGAAAACTGAGCACACCGGTAAATACAGAAACAATCGAAACCAGTCCGCCAATGGCGAAGGACAATGTCCCGGCAATCGCCCCCAGCGTCAGCAGTCCGCCCGCGATCAACGCGACAACTCCGACTACTTTTGCCGCCGTCACCACCAGCTTTTTGTTCTGCTTGATGAAGGCTGTCACCGCGCTGATGACCCGCATAAACACACTCGCAACTTTACGCAAATCATCCGCCAGGGCTTCGCCGATTACGGAGAGCGCAAGCAAGCCCGCCTGTTTGAGCCTGTTGAAAGCCATGCTCAATGTCTTTGACATTTTCGCAAAGGCGGTTTCAGTCATCCCGGCGCGGTTTTTCATCAGCTCGATATCTTCGACAAATCCCTGCATGTTCCGCAAAGCGGGAAGCACTCCGCGCAGCGCCCGGATTTTCGGGAACAGTCTGCTGATCGCGTCAGGCGGCAGCTTCTTAATCCGCTCAAATACGCCTTTCAATCCTTCCGCTTTAATCGTTGCGGAACTCATTTCAAAGCCGAGGGTTTTTGCATACGCCGCCGCTTCTTTTGATGGTTTCAGGAATGCCGCGATAATCGAAGTTAATGCCGTCACCGCGTTATCGGTTTTGACCCCGTTCCGGGTCATGGTTGCGATGGCCGCGCCCAGCTCCTCAAGGGGGACATTCGCGCTGGCGGCGGTCGATGCCACCATCCCGATTGAGGGCGCTAATTCCGCAAATGTCGTCTTCCCGCGCTTGACTGTGGCGAACAGCATGTCCGAAACGCTCTGCGCCTGATCCGCGCTCAAGCCGTAGGAATTCAGGATGGTGGTGATCGCGTCCGCCGCCACTCCGGTGTCGGTAATCCCAGCCTTGGCAGCCTTGGCCGAGACCGCCAGCACATCCAGCGCCTTGGCCGGATCGATCGACGCTGAAAGGATATCGTATAGCCCTTTCGCCAACGTATCGGTGCCTTCGCCGAACTCGACCGACATTTTACGGATGCCTTTCCTGAAGGAATCCATATATTTTGCCGGTTCATCGAGCATCGTCGAAACATTCGCCATCTGCTCCTCAAAATCAGCGAAAACCGTAGCTCCGCCGATAAACGGCATTGCCAGGATCGCGCTGATTCCCAGCAGCTTTTTACCGGTGGCAGTCACGCTACGGCTGAAATTCTTCAGCTTGGTTTGCGCGGCTTTAAGCCCGCGAATGAGCGCGCTGTTTTCCACAGTCAGCTCGACATAGGCGGCACCGGCTCGAATGTTGGCGCTTGAAGGCATTATTATTCCTTAATTATTGAGAGTTTCTAAGTTTGTTCAGCAGAGTTGCGAGAAGTGCGTCGATCTTTTCAAACTCCGGGTCTATTACATCTTCAAGGCTGGTGGCTTGGGGAACCGCCGCATAAAGCGCGCCGAGCAGTTCATTGCGTTTTTTGCGAATGGCTTTTTCCCAATCGGGTTCCCGACCGGTAATTCCAACCATCCCCAGATGTCCTTTGTAGCACATATCATTTTTCCTCCAATTTTTTAATCTTTGCTTTCAGTCCAAAGTTCCCGCATAAAATCGAAAGCCATGCGGGTGTCTTTTTTGGGTTTACGGGTTACATACGGATTGAAAACATCCGGCGAAATGGCCCGCTGCTTTTTCGGGTCGCGGTTGATATTGAATAGCATCGCCAGAAGGCTCGAGGTGTGGTTCCAGTTGTCTCGTCCCCTGGAATCCGCCATGATCAGAAGTTCCCGGAGCGTGAACGGATCGGGGTTTATTCCGAGGATTCCGGCGAGCTGGTAGATGAAGTTATATATTCCTTCACCTGTTTCTCCAGTTCCTTGTCGAGCTGCGGATTCTCCAGTTCCAGCTTCAACGCTTTCTCCATCTGAAGTTTGACCTTTTCCCCGGCGTTCATGAGCTTGCGAAGCACCAGCCGCTTCGCTTCGGGGAAAAAATCGACCAGTTCCTCCAATAACGCGGTAGTGGCGTGTTCGATAGCGTCGCCGCCCATTGCCGCTCCGAAATCCTCATCGGAAATGTTCTGCGCATCGGCATCCGGTTTGCAGATGCAGTAGATCACATCGCACAGCAACACCGGATCGGACGCCAACTGTTCAAGCAAGTCCACATTCGGGCGATTCTTCTCATCGAGTTTGACCACATCCAGCAGGTTGATTTCCAGCAGCGAACGCACCCGTTTAACCGCGGCGACATTTACCACGATTGTCCAGTTGCGGTTCTGGTTATCTTTGAAGCATTTCATTATTCACCGCCTCCGGCTCCGCCTTCCCAACTGGGCTCACGGGTTGACTTGCCGGACGGTTTGACGTTCACCGCGTAATTGATGACTTCTTCCAGACCTTCGGTGCGGTTGAATGAAATCACCTCAAAGTCGGCATCCAAGCCGACCCCGCCGGTCTCCGCGTCGGCGATAAAGAGCGCAATCGCCGTGTCGTTGAAAAAGGCGTTCTGGATCGCCTGGAACCCGGCATCGGAAGTATCTCCGGCAAGGGTAAATTCCACTGAGGCGTCCTTCAATCCGGAAAGCACTTTTTTCCAGCCGGACGACCGCACGGCTACCTCCGCGCTGCCTTTTTCGATGTTCAATGACACCGAATCGGCGACGTGTTTGAGGACCGTCGAGGCTTTTGCCCCCGCGGCCCCATAAAAAATCTTCGCTTCAAATCCTATTTTGTACATAAAAACCTCCAAATAGTTATTTAATGGACCCACGCCAGAAAAGTGGCAGGCGTCGCTCATTTATCTTCAAAGCTGGACCGAGAAATGCCCTTTTGGGATAGTTTCTGCCGTAGTATTTACCCCCAAATTCATGGGCGCTGCCGGAGCGTCCGACGATGGAATAAGCCGGCCCGACGACTGCTCGCATTTTCGCTTTGTCCACGTTGTAAAGAAGCGAGCGTTTCAGCAAACCGCGCCGGGTGTGCGGCGGGGTACCGGCGGAGGATTCCTTCGGGCTGCGCCTGATGCTCCGCCTGGCGGTCAAGCGAATTGCGGCTGCGGCATGGTTCAGGCTCCTGAACGTTCCGGCTTCGGCCTTTTTCCTGACTTTTCGAGCGTCAAACCGGGAACGGCCGCGCATGTTGAACATTTCAGGTCACCCGGAATTTCAGCGTTACGACGCTGGTAAACTGCCGGTACTGCCGCAGATGTTCAGGATCGTAAACCGGCTCATTTTCGATCCCGACGCACACCGCTTTCTGGTATTCAGTCAGGCGTTTACGGTCGAAAATCCCGGCGATCTCCTCGACCAGTTGCAGCAAGGCCGCAAGTTGCTCCGGATTGGCGGTTTTCTTCTGCACTCCGATGTCGATCTGCACTTCCTTAGCCGATTCCAGCCGGGTCGCGCCGGAAAACTTGAGCGATTTCGGAACCACTGTAATTTTCAGTTCCTTTAAATCCTTAAGCTCAAATTCCGGCTTGAGATTAACCTCGGCGGTAAATTCCAGCGAAAGCTCCGCATTATTCAGTTCCGCAGCCACGGCGTCGGCTATGTCGATAAGCAATGCCATAACTCACCTCATAACTGTGGTGATGATCGAACCGATGGCGGCTAGCAATGCCAGGATTGCAGCACCCGCCGCCGAGAGCATGGTTTTGCGCATATCCTCCGCCGCATGGCACGGCGGGCTGTGGTGGATATTATGATCCGAAAAATGCACATTCAACATTCCCTTGAGCTCGGCAAGCTCCCGCCTGGCTTCATTGACCGCAGTCCAGACGTCACGCAAATCGGGGTTGTCATTTCCGTTGGGCATAATTATTTTCTCCCGATGAAAAAGCCGAAGATTGTCCGCATACGGCTTTTGGATTTTCTCGCTTTATGCTTTCCGCAACACTGCCGGGTAAGGATAAGTTTCGGACCGAAAATTACGGCGTTGATAATTTCCCGCTGGTTCCGGCATTCACATTCAAGCTCTCGTATGACGTCGTCTTTCTGATCCAGCTTGTCCAGTAATTTGTTAAGAACGCCGGTAACCTGTTTAAAGGTAATTCCCGGATTGACCGCGGTGCCATGATGAAAGTAATCATAAAGCGCCCGGTAACATTTTTTCTGGTAGCGGATGATGGCTTCACGCTTCCAGCCCTTGTAACGGGAAGCCGGAACTTTAAACAGCCAGCCATTCAGATATTCCAAAGGCAGACAAACAGTATCTTGAACTCCGCCTTCCGAAGGTATGGACGTTACAACCATACCTTTGTGAAGGACAAGATCGTTCTTTATAAGCTTAAGCTGTCCGCTCCATTCCAAGCCCAATGCCGCCACGATTGGCTTCATGGCGACCAGACGTTCGCCGTTTTTTTCGATTACTACAATTTTATTTCCGTAAAACGGGACTTTGATTATTTTGTTTTTCTTTGCCATAATTATTCATTCCCAAGTTTTGTTCTAAATTCCCAGCGGTAATTCAAGCTGCAGATACAAATTGGCGACTGGAGTTCCGCTTCTATTACTGGTGTAATAGCCACGCACATAGCGATCCCTCGGCAATCCGGTAACCCTGGAAATTTCTCCGGGACAACCATTGGGAGAAAATTCTTTGAGCAGAGCGTTTTCTTTTTGCAGATCAATGACAACCTTTTCAAAGTTTTTAACCTGCCGCGCAATCTCAAGGATTTTATTGCCCATAGCTTCGGATACCGCGTGTGCTGTCGTGGAGGCTACCGCCTGAAGTAAATCTGCAAGTTGATCCTGATTTATATTCCGGTTTACAGCTCCGCCATTGTGAAAGTATTCGTACAGCGCAGAATAACACTCTTCCTGGTAGCGAATTATAGTTTCACGCTTTTTGCCCGTATACCGGGACGCCGGAACTTTAAACAGCCAGCCGTTCAGGTATTTCAAGGGCAGACAGAGCATTTTACGCCGTTTGCCATCTTCGGCAACTATTCCCGTAACGGGAATGGTTACTTTGGATAGAACAGGATCGCGATTAATTAATTCAAATTGCTTATGCCATTCCAAACCCAATGCTTCCGTGATGGGTTTCATGGCGACCAGCCGCTCGCCATTTTTTTCAATTACGACAATTTCATTTCCGTAAAACGGAATTTTGATTATTTCATTTTTCTTTGACATATTTACTCCTTTCCGGTTAATTTTGTATGAATTCTTAGTGTGTTCCGGCAACTGTCGGAGTACCGCCATTCCGGCTCGTTGTTAGGAGCCATAACCTCGTAAACGAAGCCATCCTCTATAATTTCATCGCCCGGTTCGGGCAGGATTCTGGCATCATTTAACACCAGTTCGGCGGCGCTTATGAGGAAATCCCGGCTCTCGATATACTGGAAACGGCCGTAATCGTCGGTGACTTTGAACACCGTTTTGCCGACAGTTGCCGGCACCTCGGCGGAATTCCCGCCGCGCCGGTAAATTACCGGCACGGTCAGGTGGGTTTTCCGCTGGGCTTCCAGCCAGGCAAGCCCGTTTTTCAGCATATCCGTCATTCGGTAGCGATCAGCCCCAGCGTCCGCAGTGCCGCCAGTATGGAGTCAAGTTTGCCGTTGTTAACTTCAACATCACTCTTGAGGACGTTGTACTCTGCGCCGATGGTGGCGAAGTTGTTGTTGATCACACCGGACTGGTCAGCGGTGGAAGTATCCCCAACCACCGCCAGTTGATGGGTTTCACTGGCCGTGCCGCCGGACTGGTCATCGATATCCTCGGCACTGGCTTCAGGATCGGCGATTGCCGCCGCCGCGCTGATCGGCACATCACGGGAAACATTGATAATCACCCGCGCATGAGCGTCATTATCGCTTGAAGCGATGATGGTTTTGCCGAGATATTTATTATCTCCGCCGGTGGTGGTTATCTGTTTATTTTCAGCATCCCAGAACACTATGGTTCCGACTGCAATCGCCGTGCCTTCACCAGTCGCTTTGGGAATGTCGAACACCCCGACCAGCGCCAGAGCGCCGAGGGTTCCCGCCTTGATATCCAGTTTCGCGATTCCGGTCAGATCGCCGATGATTACCACATCTCCCGCCGACACGTCGGTTTCGGGAGTAAAGTCGATTTCATGTCCTCTTTGAATATATTTTGCAAGCATGTAATACCTCTGATTTTATAGTTGAAAGTTGAAAGAAAGGGAGCTTTCACTCCCTTTGAGTTGAGAGTTATTGTCCAGCACTTCTGACCATGCCGCGGTAGTCCTGCTCTCTGACTCCAAGGTCAAAATATACCCGGAACCACAGCCCCAGCGTGTTGAAATCCGTGTCGCCTCTTTCCACCGTCGGAGTGCGTTTCCCTTTCAAAAAGCCGATCTCAAAAGTGTCTATCTGAGATGGACTTCCGAACAAATACCAGGCATTTTCGCTGTTGCCGGCGTATTTGGGATTCGAGAGGTACGGTGAACTTACCACTTCGAGATTTTCATCCGCGAGCACATTCAGCGCCGGACGGATTGAGGGAGTATCACCGCCTGCCATAATCAGCGTCGCCCCCTTGGTCAGCTCTATGGCAGTGTGTTTCAAAGCGGTTGGAACCAGCAGGAATTTTGGTTCGATGCTGATTGGCTCGCCGTCCGCGTCCACCTGATCCAGAAAGAGTTTGATCGCCAGGCGCAGGCCTTCCGCCGCGAGAACGCTGGTGGCTCCGGAAAGCAGATTTTTGTGTGCTTCCGCGAAGAGAGCGCTGTTGTCGGACTGGTTCGGGTTGGACAGCAGCCTGCGGAAGAACAACTGGTCGATCAGCCGTGCCGCACGGTTGCCCATGGCGGTTGGAACTTTCATGAACGCTCCGAGGTCGTCGTCGATTACCATTTTTCGAGTAAGGCAGAACTTTTTCCCGTAGGTGTCAAGCTGATTGGTAGCTTTTTCTTCAGAGAGTCCACCTTCCTTGATTTCGCCGTCGGCCGCAATCGGCGCCAAATCCCCGACGTCGGTCAAGCGGAACCGCTGGTTTTCCTTGAAGTCGGAAAGATCGCCTTCGCTGCACAGTCTGGTCGCAATGATCGGCTGCGCCTGGAAGGAGTCCAGCAGCTTCTTGTTGGCGACGTTGCTCAGGATTCCCGGCAGACTCACTGTTGAGAATGCCGCATGGATGGTTTCGTTGCCGAAGGAGCGCGGCGGTTCGATTCCATCCATACGCAGGCATTCAATAAGCAGTTGTTTAACCGGCATATCCATATCGTTCGATCCGGCCTCGACCACTTCTTCACCGTAGGAAGCTACCAGGTCTTCGGCATGAACTCCCACTCGCAGGCACATGGCCGCCTCGAGGTTTTTCCGCAGACGGTCACCTGCAGGTTTGCGTTTGACAATGATGTTGACATCGGCAGCCGGGCGGTTCTCCCGCAAGGCCTTCAGGACTTTTTCCGAAGTTTCCTCCGGAGTCCACCCGGCGCTGATCGCCTGGCGTTCGATGTCGGCGTATTCTCCGGCACAGATCGCCTGGATTTTTCCCACGCGCTCACGCTCGATACGAATTGCCTGGAGCGCGACGTCACCATCGGCAACAACCGTTTTTTCCGGTTTGATTTCAGTTTCAGGGTTGATCTTTTTTTCCGCTGCCACAGTTTTTTCCTCCTTTGCAGTAATTTTCTTTTCCGGTTCTTTTTCATCCGGTTCTTTGCCGATATTGAAGCTGGCCGCGACCTTTAATTTTGTGCCGCCGTCCGCGCCGACCGGAATCACCGAAATTTCCCTCAACGTCGATTCGCCGACGTGATAAAACGGCCCGGAATGTTCCTGACCGTTGACGATGCGTTTGCCTTTGACCAGTTCAGATTTTTTGACCTCGGCTCCGATACTGAGCTGCCAGTCAGCCCCGGCCTTGGATTGGGCGACGATGTCGTCGGCCTGTTCTCCGTTGGCGACGATATTGCCTTCGATTTCCAGCGTATTGTTCACGATTTTCGCCGCGACCATGCCGACTCGTGACGCCACCTTGTTTTCATGGTTCGCCAGGAGCGGTACCTGTTCCGGGATTTCCATTCCCGCCAGATCGACCACCACCGGGTATTTCCAGCCGGGGAGATTCATTTTGCCGCCGCCGTAAGCCAGTCCCATAACTTTCGGTTTGCCGCCATTGTCAGCAGCAGCTTCGATAATGAGAAATTCTTCCATGTCCTGTTTTTCCTTTTTTTGATTAAAAATTCACCTTGCCTTGCCACGCCCAGCCTCGCATTGCCCCGCCTAGCCAAGCAGCGCCTAACCTCGTATTGCCGCGTTAAGCTGTGCAGTATCTGAAAAATTATTTTTTTATTCGTCGTTCATAGCGTTGTCCTCCTTTTCGGCGTGGTTATTTCGTAAAAGGGTTATGTCTTCATCGGTCAGTCCGAGTTCCTGCATCAGCTTCTTTTCCCGCGCCGCCTGACGGAGTTCCGATTCCCAGTCTCTGCCCGCGAGGGAATATTCCAAAGCCAAATTTGTGGAATGATTTTTGAGCCGGATATCCTGAGCCCGGCTTTCCTTCATCGGATCGACGTGCGAATTGCCGTCCCAAAACCAGGCGTGCTGCGGCAGCGGATAGCGATAATTCATTTCGAATACCGGATGCAGCAGGAAATATTCCCGCAGCCAGGAGTGCAGAATCCTGTCCAGAATCACAGACGCGATAAACGACTGGTCCACCCGGATGGCCTTGAAATAAACCTGATGGTCAAGCCTGCCGCTGGCATAGTTGTAGCCGCTCGAATTTCCTTTGGCGATGTTGCTCGGCATCAGGATGCAGCGTACCGCTTCGTCAATCAGTTTGTCGACGTATTCTGCATATGTTGTCGCCGGTTGCTTGGGGTCGAGCTGCGCCATCTTCCAGCCGCCGGGCATGGTCAGGAGCATATTGCGCTCGAGTTCGACCAGCGCCATCGGATCGACTTCGTCAGCCTCGCCGTTGGGCGGCGCGTCCGTGTAGAGAATCCCGGAAAAATCAGCCGCCGCTTCGGCCGCTGTGAGTACCGCCAGCGTAAAGCGGCGCAGTTGCGAGAAAATCGGCAGCGCCGGAGTCATTTCCGGTACTCCCCGATGCTGTCCGGGACGATCAACGCGGAAGCAATGCAGCATGGATTCAGCAGGAATAGTCACCGCGTCGTCGTAACGGTTGAAACTGGCGCCGCCGGGGTGGAACTTCAGCACCCGGTAAAGGTCAGGATTGCCGAAACTGTCCATGATTATTCCGTCGACTTCGTATTTATCCATGCTCAAAGCGAATCCGCTGGCAATCTGATCTGCTTCAAGCAGCATCAAATCAAGCTGGATTTCGTGCGGGACTTTAGGGTTCGTTCCCATGATCCCGAAAGCTTCGCCGTCCTGGCACCTCGCCATCCGCATGGTGCGGAGTTTTTCCGGCAGCCGCACTGCCGCTGCCCATAGCATTAAATCCTGTTCAATCCGGCGGTTGAATACGTCATCCGAAGTCAGCATCTGCAATCTCGGCCCGGTACCGATAACGTCGTTCGCCAGCGTCAGGACGATGCCTTTCGCATACGAGTTATTGGAAATCTCGTACCGGGCCCGGTTGCGCAGAATTTGCCGGACTACGGGAGAGGCTTCGGCATCGGCGCTCAGGTTCCCGGCCGCTGCCCAGTGACGGCGGTTGTCGTGTGTGGTCTGCGCCGCGTCGAACCGCGCCGTCACCTGCCGGTTCCAGCCGGAAATCCCATGCGGCCTGAATACGGGCCGGGGAGAAGCTTTTATTTCCATCCTTCTGCCGTCAGGATAGTAAAGATATTTACCTTCTGGCTTCACTATTACGCGCCTCCCGGTGGACACAGTTTACTGATTCTTATTCCCAGACTTTTATTCTTCATGGCCTGTTTCGAGTTCAGATAGCGGTCCGCTTCGATCTGGTCTTTGATGGAATGCTGCTCGACTTTCTGTCCATCGCTTTCCGCCGATTTCGGCCCGGACGCGTTGTCTTTGATTTTCTGTTCAAGTTCGCTCATTGTAAAAATCCTCCACCATTTGAATTCTCATTCCGACCCATCTGGCTACGTTTGTGCAGAAACTGTTCCCGCAGGCTTTGTAGCGATGGGAATCAGGGCATTCTTCTTCACCTTTGCCGTTCCAGGCGATTCTGGTGTGGTTATCCGGAAAGCCCATCAGGCGTTCACACTCAACAGGCATCATCCGGCGAACCACGGATTTGTAGGAAACGCCATGCGGTGAAACTGTGTTCAAGGTGTATTGAATACCTTCTTTTACCCCGGTCCCGTTGCCGCCGTTTTTGACTTTGCGGTTGATGATGTTTTCGGCTATGGCGTAGCTTTTAAATACGCCGTAGTTGTCGCATCCGCTGCGCAGCGTCGGAGCCAAATCATCCTCGTACCCTATGCTCCCCGCTTTCTGCCCTTGCCCCGGCAGGAACCCGGCGACATGCAGCACTAAGCCCAAATTTCCACCGCCGGTACCGGCCCGGGCATTTATCTGCGGACACACACCTTCAGTCAGTTCCTTTATCCTGGAATCATTCGGATGGTTTTCGTAGCAGATAACCGGAGGCTGTTTATAATCGGTAGCCCGAAGCGGATAATGAATCTGTTCCTCGGTTTTGAATTCCTGCGGGCGGTTGTTCAGACAGACCACGGTTGTCGGTTCAGCGCCATTAACCTTGACTGTGCCGGATGCTTCATCCTGCCGCCAAAAGCCCTGTCCGGATTCACGGCAGATAATCGGAGCTTCATGGTTGCAGTTCAACGTGGGGGATTTCTCACTCAAAAGCTCCGCATTGCCCTGACCGTGAGCCATGCAAAGCATGCCCGTCTGGTTGCGGACCGCCCCGTCTTTGCACTTCGTATCAAGGGTGGCACTTACGTCAGATTGACGACCTCCAGCAGGGCCGACTTCAAATCCACAGGAAGCTCCTTGCCTCGTTTTTCGCTCCGGCGGAGTATTCCCTCGCAGGCTTTCTTCGTCAAAAAGTACCGCCGCGGCACGTTCCCAGCTTCCAATACTTCCGATAAGGAAGAGACGCCTTCGTCTTTGAGGAACAGCCCGTGAATACCCGTCCACTCGCACGAACTGAGCGTCAAGAGTTCGCCATGCCAGCCCGTATCCTCCGGGAGCGGGAGTGACGACGCCGGACTTCTTCCAGCCTCTGACGACTTCGCCGTTTTTCTTTCTTCTGAGCACAGGAACTTCAACTTCCCATCCGCAGAAAGCCGATAGTATTTCAGCAAAGGCCCGGCCATTGCTTTGTGACAGCATCCCTGGGACATTTTCAAGACAAAACCATCGTGATTCAAGGCGGTAAGCCAGTCGAGCAAACTCAAGCGAGAGGTTGCCGCGCGGATCATCAAGTCCCTTTCTAAGCCCCGCGCATGAATACGACTGGCAGGGCGGGCCTCCGATAAGCAAGTCGATTTTTCCGTCATAATCCTCCTTTGTGATCTTTGTAAAATCCCCGAGGTTCGGAATACTTCCGCCCTCCGGGAACTTGGCGATTTGTTTTTGCCACAGCTCGCGCTGCTTGCGTTCCTTTGCCGTGTCTGCTTCATCCGGCACCAGCACGCGTTTCGGCTTCGTCGCGCCGAATTTCTGCATCAGTACCGCACACGGAAATGGCTCAACCTCGGCGAAAAACGCCGGTTTCCAGCCCATCGGTTCCCAGGCAAGGGTTGCCGCTTCTACTCCACTGCAAATGCTCCCGTACCGCATTATTTCAGTTTCCCTTTCTTTTTCAGGCGGATGATGCCGTTGGCGAGAATGGATGCGACTTCCTGAAGTGGTGAGTTAGTCGTCTGTGTTTCTTTCTGCATAGTGCCTCCTTTGAGATTTCGACAGTGATTGCCTTTCCACTCTGTACATACGAGCTGGGAGCGAAATCCAGACCCATGAAACTGGGGGTGGAAGCGTTTTTAATGAAAATTTCTTGCAGGGAATGGGTTAAAAGACAGATTTACAGCCTTTTTCGAGGAGTCGATGGAGTCAGTATTTTGCGTTGGCCGGACGATTGACTTAATTGCTGGCGTTGATATGAGCCAAGGCTTATCCGCTTGCGCGGCCTGAGCGGTTTGCCGGAATCCCCGATGCCCGGCAGCGTCGCTCCCTGCATCGAGGCGGCTACCGCACAGCCGACCAGGCAGTCCAGCCAGTGGTTGTCGGAAGCTTCGGGGCGAAGTTTCCATTCGTCGACTTTCCTCCCGCGGCCTTCGGTTTTGACGCGGTATTCACTAGTCAGGTGTACGGCCAGAAGCTGATGGGCCAGCGCCTGGTTTCCGTATAACGACAAACATCCCCTGTCTCCCATCCCAACCGCAAAACGGGCATGAATGAAGCTTTTCCAGTAGTTGGCGTCGAACAAGGCATGCCGTACCGCCCGTTTACCGCGGACGTTAGGGATCATCCAGTTGTGGCCGACCCGGTCGCCAGGCTGTTTGCGGTATTCGCTCATCGGTTTCGAACCGGCCCCGACATAACGGCCGTGGCTGGGCAGCAGTATTGCCGAATGTGTGCTTTGACGGCAGAACTGGTAAACAACATCCGTTGTCTGGCCCCAGTTGGCGTCGATCAGGCAGCGTTCGATTTTCATCATCGCCCCGTCGTCGCGCGGCCATTCTCTGCTTAAAAGCTCATCCGTCAACGCCTCAAGCCCGGCATAAACCGAGCCTTCCAGCCCGGAACCGGACGCGGCGTCCTGCAAAGTCGGACGAGCGTCCCGCAGTAGAAAATATCTGCGGTTCTGCTTCGGATAGACGCCGTAATCCACCACATAGCCGGAAAAACACTCTTCCCATGCGGCCACCAGGTAATACAAAAGTTCCTTCTGGACATCGATGAACATTGTCAGGAAGGTTGCCCCGACCGGGATTTCGCCGCGCTTCATATTGTTGAGCTTGGCCGCGATTTCATCCGCGGTCATGATCACGTCCTCATTCATGTCCTCCGGCGCCGGTTCATTCTGGTATTCGCTCCGGAAAGCCGTTTCATCCTGGAACTTCAGGTTCATGGCATGTTGGAGCGCGGAGATTTCATCATGGTTGTACCGTGCTTCCCACGAAACTTCCGCACCGGCGTCCATCGCTTCCCGGTTTTCTTCATAGAATTTTGTCGCCGCCTGGAAATTGCCGTTGGTACGCAGGGATTCTGCTCTAATTTCGGCATACTTTTCCCAGAGCTTCATGTTGTCAGGAAATTTATAGACCATGCGCGTCTTTTCGCCGTTCCAGTCAGGGTGTTTATTTTTATCCAGAATGGTATCGGCCATGTCGCCGGGACGGATGATGGTGCATGGCATGACGCCGGAAATCTTCTGTCCCGGCCCCGCAAGTCCGAGGATGTCACCGGCAAGTACACGGATTCTTTTCCGGGTCTGCTCCAGGCTTCCGGCGCTTTCACTGGTTTGCGGATCGTCGATAATTACTAGAGAGGGGCGCACATTCCGGCCATCGGAACGTTTGTATTTCATCCCGCGAATACGCCCGGTAATCCCAGCCACCCGGACAATGATGCCGCTGGCCCGGCTGTTTTTAATAGTCGGCAGGACGATTTCGTTGCTCGTCCAGGTAATGCGGGTACGCACACCCAGGTAAAGTTGCCCGGCACAGCGATTGGCAATTCCGTTAAGCTGATCTACCGGGAAACACACCTCAGGAAAATCCTCCGCCAGAAGTTCGTTTACGTCCAGCTCAGTCTTGATGCTGTCGAGAATTTCCAGCGCGGCGCCTTCAGTTGCCCCGATTAACGCCACAAATTCGCGGTGACCGTAGAGCATCGCCCACAAACAGGCGGCTTCGGCAAGTGAAGTTTTACCTGTACCCCTCGGGAGCGCCAGTGCGAACAGCCCTCCGAACAACACCGCTGTTTCGATCTTGGTGATTACTTTGATGTGATCTTCGGACCAGTCCAAGGAAAAAGTATCCGGGAAGTAACACTCGCAAAAAAGCCGAAAATTGCGCTCGCATTCCGCTTTTCGCCGAGGATTACCGACTTCCGGCAAGGGGCCGATGTCGCGGCCTAACAAGGATTGGTTTGCCTGGCGCTGGCGTTCGGCATCCCGGCGTTCTTCGTATGAACGCGCCGAAGTTTCGTCATGCTGTGTATGTTCCTGATCAAACATCCAGGCGATGTATTTGAGCAGGTTGATGTTTCGCGGGGTTCCGGAGGATGCGATACGGAAGCCCACGCGGTTGAAATCCCGGTAAATCCGCGCCTGCGGCAGCACGAAACCAAGTTCTGTGGAATTTATCAATCGCGCCACTTCCACCGGGCGCATCGAGGACGGGTTAATTTGCGGCATCGTCAGTATCCTTTGCCAGATAAGCGGCATAGTTTATGAGGTTGAAGGTTCCATCGGGATTTACCGGTGCGCCGTTGGCGACGTCTTCTCTGACCGTATCTTCCGAAGCAGTACGGCTGCCCGAACGTTTCAGGAGTTTGACCAGGTCGGAAATAGGCAAGGCCGTAAGCCTCAGTTGCGGGGAGCTTACATTATCCATTCATCGTACCCCCATTCATCCACCACATGACGGCTATTCCAGGCGACAAACAAACGCCAATACCTGAGGAGCGAATACCATGGTTTGCTTATTTGAGCCAGGACTATCGCGTTTTCTCCCAGCCTCCGGTTGGCGGCATGGAAATTCTGCTGGCTGTAATAGTCAAGCGGATAAAAACGTTTTGTGTACTGAAATTCCGCGTCATGGATCAGAATCGCTTCCTCGGCAAAGCCCAGGAGCCGGGTGAGAATTTTCCGGATTGCTTTCGGAGTATGGTCTCCGCCCGCGCCGTTGTAGCAGGTGGCCAGCTCGGCATCGCTCAGATTGTCGAACCACTCCGGAACCTTTAATCCAATTTCCTTGATCCTTATGCGCATTATGTGTGCTTTTGCGGGGGATATCTTCAATATATTTTGATTCATAGCTGAAATTCTCCTTATATTTTCTGGGTTAACGCCTGCCAGTCACAGCCCTCGCCATGGACAAATTCCGCCCAGCGTTTGCGAATGACGTCGCAGTATTTTTCGTCAAGTTCCATCAGATACGCCTTGCGGCCGGTCTGTTCGGCCGCAATCAGCGTGCTCCCGGAACCGCCGAAAAAGTCCGCGACCAGATCATTGCGCTGCGATGAATTTTTGATCAGGTAAACCAGTATTTCGACAGGCTTTGTCGTAGGATGCAGCTCGCTCCGTTTCGGGCGATCGAATTCCAACACAGTGGTTTGTTTACGGTCTGAGTACCAGTTGTGCGCGGCTCCGTCCTTCCAGCCGTACAAAATCGGCTCATGTTGATAATGGTAATCCTGCCGTCCGAGTACCAAGGAATCTTTAACCCAGATCAAGCATTCACGAAGTTGCAAACCCGCAGTTTTACAAGCTCCCCGGAAATTGTAGCCTTCGCTATCCGCATGGAAGATGTAAAACGAAGCGCCCGGAGTCATCACATCGACCGCGCACTTGAACGCGTCCGTCAGGAAGTTGAAGAACGCCGCGTCATCCATATTGTCGTTCTGAATGGTTAAATGTTCAGTCGTGCCGCCTTCATAAGCGACATTATACGGCGGGTCCTGGAGCAGCAGGTTCGCTTTTTTACCATGCATTAATGCTTCGACATTAGCATTATCTGTTGAATCTCCGCACATTAGCCGGTGATTGCCGAGCTGGTATATTTCACCGCGTTTACTGACCGGATCCTCCGGTGTTTCCGGAACTTCGTCCGGGGCGGTCATGCCCTCGGCAACCGCGTCATCGCCATTGAGCAGTTTATCCAGCTCGTCTGAGTCGAAGCCCAGGAGCGACAGATCGAAATCCATCGCCTGGAGTTCCGATAACTCAACCGGCAACAAGTCGTAATCCCACTCTGCGATGTTCCCGGTCTGGTTGTCCGCGATCCGGTACGCTTTGACTTTTTCCGGCGAAAGATCGGTGGCTATATGCACCGGAACTTCCGTCAGTCCGAGCTGTTTTGCCGCTTTCCATCTTGTATGTCCCACGATGATTACGCCATCAGCATCCACCACAATCGGCTGCCGAAAGCCATACTCCCGGATGCTGGTGACAACCGCGTCCACCGCTTCATCATTAATGCGCGGATTCTTCTCATAGGGTTTGATTTCATTAATGTTTTTCAGCTCAATTTGCATAGAGACCTCCTGAATTTAGAGCCAATTCTCGTGTAAGAACGGCAGGGATTGAAATGCTCGGAACGGGCGAAAAAAGGGATTATTGCTTACCGATGCGCAAGGTTGCGTAACGGGAGACTTAAACAGAATTAATAGAAAAAACGACTGTAAGGATAATCATATTCGCGCCTGCCGCCGTAGGGATCAATGGCGCGGAATACTTTTCTGGCGGAACGGTCACCGGTGGCGCGGCCGACTTCCAATCCGACCTGGGCTTCTATGGTTTTGGCGAAATTCCGCTGCTCGAACGGTACAGACAACTGGGCGAGGAATGTGTCCGCAATCCGCTTGCCGAGCCGTTCCGGATAACGCCGGACGGCACTCGGTGACGGTATCGTCAGTCGGCGGAACAAAGTGTCGTCAAAAGTGATGAATCCGATGTCACTGCCGATTTGAATTCGTCTCGACTGCAGATACTCGAATGCTTTCTGCGCCTGTTCAACCCGGTGAAAGAACACGGAATCGAGCCGGATATTTTCATCATCCAGCCACGATTCTAATAATTTCAGCGCGTCCTTTTCATCCTGCGCAGAGCCCACCGCCATAGGTTCAATGTTGAATTCCCGCAGCGCCTCGCGGCAGCCCCTGAGAAATTCTTGTCCGTTGTAAACCGGGCAGCCGATCAGGCCGACGCGTTTGAAACGGCATTCGAGCAGGTGTTTCGTTCCATGGTAGCCGCCGGCAAAATCACCGTCGTCAACCCGCCAGCAGTCGGCTCCGTCCAGTCCGCGCCCGATGAAGGTTACCGGGAACCCGTCCCTGACCAGCGCCGCCAGCGGCATGTAACCGTTAACCAGTTCCGGCGTTGCCGAGATCAGCGCCCCGGCATAATGCCCTGCCGCCAGTTTACGGGTCATTTTCCGAAACGCCCAGGCGTTGCCGCGATGCTGATGGATATCCAGTTTCCAGCCCGCGCACTGGAGCCAAACGCCAATCTCTTTCGATGTCCGCTGCCAGTGTTCCGAATCGGTATCGGGCAAGAGCAGCGCCACGCTTTTCAGACTTTCCGGCAGTTCCGAACGCACTACGGTCCCGCCGCCGAAACGGCTGGACACCAGTTTTTCTTTCCGCAGCAGTTTCATGCCGGCATCGACCGTGTTGCGGTGGAGACCAAGTTTCTCCGCCAGTTGCTTTGCGCTGGGCAGCGTTTCGCCCGGCTGATATTCGCCAAGCCGAATTTTCCGGCGGACATAATCAGCCGCGATACGGAACGGCTGGACGGATTGGGATTGTTGATTTTCGTGTGTCATGGGACCACTCCTGTTTTTGTTTTATGAAATTCCCGGCTTATCTGGAAAAGAAGGCAAAAATGATAATTTCGTAGCTTTGCACAAGTGCCGGAAGGAGCTTTTGCTGTTTAAGGACTGAAAAATTAAATATTTGGCAACACGGTAGTTACGGAAAAAACTTTGCACAAGTTGGCCTGGTTTTACCCCTGATTTTTGGCCTTCCGGCACCCAAGTTGCCAAGCCGTGTTTTTGCACTTGTGCAAAGTTTTTTGTCGGGCGTTGAAATTTTCCCGATTTACCCTCAAAATCTTAGTGACGTCACTACTTTCCGGTAAATTCTAATCGCCGCGTAAAAAATATTTTTGCCCGGCGCGCCGCCTGATTTTTATCTGACTCATGGTTTCATAACTGTTTGATAATCATGGCATAGTAATTTTTTTATCACCTGCAAGCAAGTCTGCTTAATAGCGTTACCCCTTCCGCC